TGCCTAAAGCGAAAAAGTTCTGGAAGTTCCAGGCCAAATCAGATAAATCCGGCGAGCTTATGCTTTACGGAGAAATATCAAGCGTCACCTGGTGGGGCGATGAAGTCACTCCAAAGGAATTCAAAAAAGACCTCGACGCTCTTGGAGATATAGACATTTTAAATATCTATGTCAACAGTCCGGGCGGCGATGTATTTGCAGCTCAGACAATAGTCTCCATGCTCAAAAGACATAAAGCTGAAAAAAATGTTCACGTTGATGGCCTGATGGCAAGCGCAGCTACATTTCTTGTGGATGTCGGTAAAGTCTTTATGCCATCCAATGCCATGATGATGTACCACAATCCTTCTTCTATTGTCTGGGGTAATTCCAGTGATATGCGCAAAATGGCCGACGACCTGGATAAGGTCCGGGAATCCATGCTTGCAATTTACCGGGAGAAAACCGGCATGACTGACGAGGAAATAATTGCAATACTTGACGCCGAAACCTGGATGACCGCCGAGGAAGCTGTGGAATACGGCTTTGCCGACGAACTCGAGGAAGAAAAGAAGGTCGCTGCCTCTATCAGCAATACGATTTTGATATTTAACGGCATCGAAACCGACATGTCAAAGTTCGTACACCCGGAATCAATCATAAAAAAGTTAATTGCATTTTCCGAACCGGCAAAACCAAAAGATGAACCACTGTCACCCAAAGTCCCTGATCCGGTACCTGATCCCATAATTTCCGATCCACCTAAAAACCATGAGGAATCCCGGCAAGTGCCGGTTGACCTATATCAAAAATTAGTCAAGAACCATGAAAGGAGTGCAAGATTATGACATTAGCAGAGCAGTTAAAAGCAAAACTCACTGCACAGTCGGCACTTGTCAAGGCTGCAATCGATGCAGGCAGGGCAATGTCACCCGATGAGCAGAAACAATTCGACGCTCTGGAAACAGAGATAAAGAACCTTGAGGCGACAATCGAGGCGCAGAAAAAGATTGAAGAAAGGGCGCTTTTGGAAAAAACACCAGGACAGGAGCGTTTAGATGCCCAACCCAATGACCACAAGCCCATCTGGAAGGGCTTCGGCGAATTCCTTTTCGCGGTAAAAGAAGCAGCCAGCCCGGAAAGAGTAATGGACAAGAGATTGACAACAGGAGTCAAAGACGCCGCTTCCGGTGCAAGTGAAGGTGTACCCAGCGATGGCGGGTTCCTTGTGGAAACCCAAACCACAACCGAGTTGCTGAAGGACACATACGAAACAGCCATACTTGCGCCTCGTTGCAAGAAAGTCCCCATATCCGCAGGCAAAAATGGCCTGAAGCTCAACATGGTTGACGAGTCCAGCAGGGCGGACGGCTCCAGGCAGGGCGGAGTGTTGGCATACTGGGAAGGCGAAGCTGATGCGCTTACTGAATCCAAGCCAAAGTTCGGCATCCTGGAACTCAACCTGAAGAAATTGACCGGCCTGTACTACGCAACCGATGAATTGCTGCAGGATGCGACAGCCCTTGAAGCTATTATAACTGATTTTTTCGGAGAAGAATTCGGCTTCAAACTCGATGACGCAATACTCAGGGGCACAGGCGCGGGAATGCCTCTAGGAATCCTGAACAGCCCGGCACTTATAACGGTAGCAAAGACGGCAGCGCAGACAGCGGACACAGTTACGTTTAATAATTTACTCGACATGTGGTCGAGATGCAGGGCAAGAAACAGGATGAATGCGGCATGGTTTATCAATCAGGAAATCGAGCCCCAGCTTGCAAAGTTGAGCTTTACGATCGGCACTGAAGGCGTACCGGTATTCCTTCCTGCGGGCGGCGCAAGCACAAACGGCTACAGCACTTTATTCGGCAGACCCATAATCCCCATCGAGCAGGCGGCAGCGCTTGGCGACAAGGGCGATATCATGCTGTTTGATCTCAGCGAATATCTGCTCATCGACAAGGGCGGCATCAATGCGGCATCCAGCATCCATGTCCGTTTCCTGTATGACGAATCGGTCTTCAGATTCATCTACCGTGTGGACGGCCAACCAAAGAGGAAGAAACCACTGACTCCTTACAAGGGCGCAAATACCCTTTCCCCGTTCGTTGTCCTCGCGGAACGCGCGTAATATTTGAAACAATCTACCGGGGCAGTGACCCTGCCCCAAAATTATAGAAGGAGGTAATCAACGCTATGATAAGCGAGAAACTTAAAATCGACGATGCCATATATCCACAGTCTATATCATCAACAGGGACAACCGGTTTATATTTCGACCTTGCCGAATGTGGCAAGGCATGTTTTGAATGGTCTGTAAATGCAACTGGTCTGACCGCTACATCTACCGGATTGATATATCAGGCGTCGGATGCAGATGCAACCGGTGCAGCGTCTATTACGGCAACATCCACTGTGGCGTATGCAACCAGTAACCTGACGATGGCAAGCATTACACCCGCCATAACCATATCGGCGGCGGATACTGTAACCATAAACAGTCTGGAATTTGCTGCTGTTTCGGCATCGGCTACAGCAGTAACTTCAAGCAGACAATTTGTGGTCAGTACGGCAAACATTTCGACAACTATCACCAACCTAGCAGGTATCATAAATGATACAGACTACGGAGTTCCCGGAGTCCATGCAACCGCCGGCAGCGCAGTCCTTACGCTCAAATTTGATGAGCCCGGCAAAGCTCCCGACGGTTATGACGGCATTGTGGTCACGTCCAGTTCGACCACCAACCTGACGCTGGCAGCAATAGCCATGCAGGGCATCATCGAGATCGATGCGACAAGGCTCACTCTTTCCAGCAACTTCACACATGTGGCGCTGAACGTTATCAACACGGCAGCATATTACACATCGGCGGCAGTCATCAGGGGCGATCCTTGCAGGTACGGCCCGCCGGAACAAATAGAACCGGTAACGAAGGTTTGATTTAATCTATAAGGGGATGGGAGCGGGGCTCCCTCCCCGATTTTTGGAGGATGTATTATGGAGAAGTTTTCAATAACCATTACCGCAGAGAACGGTCATGCAAAAGTAGACTTCGCACTGAACGGTCAGCCAATAAAAGGATTGTTTGCCGTTAATTTACTTGCTGATACCAGAAGCGGCGAATTCCATCTTACAGGAAGACGTTTCAAACTGAATGACAACGGGAATTTTTACGTTGACCCCGAAACAAAGGACACCGCAATGGAAAACTTCAATCTGCTGTCTCTCTTGGAAGAAGGAGCGCCGGCGGAAGAGCAGATAAGACAAATCAGCAAAGAACTGGATTACAGTCTGCAGAACATAAAAGACACTTCCACATTGAGGGCGAGGAATCTGATAGCGGAGAGGTTGAATTGATATGGCACTTAAACTCGTAACCGGAGTTATAACTGAGCCGTGTAGTTTAATAGAAGCAAAGGAACATATGCACCTTGATTCAACTACCTTTGCCGACAATGTTGCAGTTGTCCAGAGCATTCAGGGCGGCTATCATGCCACTGCCATTTATACCGGCGCGAGCACCGACATAAGCGGCTATAACGCGGTTGTCCTGCTTGAGTCCTTTTCAAATTCTGCAGGCGGCACGGTTGACATAGATATTTACGAGTCTGACGACAATGCCATATTTGTTGAGTGGACTGCCGGCAGCACTTTTGCCCAGATAACCACAGCCAACGACAGCGCAAATTACGAGGTAGCCTATACTGGCGGGAAACAGTATATCAGGGCTTACGCAGTTGTTGCCGGCGCGGAATGCAATTTTGCTGTAAGTATTGTCAAGGGCGCTCCCGCAAGCATCGAAGATACATATATTTCAGATCTTATCACCACCGCCCGCGAATACTGCGAGGACTACCAGCACAGAGCACTTGCTACCCAAACATGGGATTTGATACTTGATAAATTTCCATCGAACAGCGATTATATCGAAATCCCGCTTCCGCCGCTGCAATCCGTGACGAGCGTGAAGTACATCGATTATGCGGGTGTATCAGCTACAATGACGGCCGGATTATCCGGATACTTTGTCGACACAGACAGTGAGCCCGGACGTGTCTGCCTGAGCTACTACATCACTTGGCCTACTTTCACCGAATACCCTTACGGAGCCGTCCGCATCCGCTTTGTCGCAGGCTATACCGATATTCCAAAGAAAACAAAGCAGGCCATGTTGATGCTGATATGTCACATGTATGAAAACCGCACACCCGTATTAATAGGCAGCATAAGCAAAGAATTGGAATTTACGGTAACAGCATTGCTTGACGCAGATAAAATTTATACTCTGTAGGAGGCTATTGTGGCGGAAGGAAGAAGATTGAGTGCTGGAGATTTGAGAAGCCGGATAATAATCGAAAAAAAAGCATTCACAGACAATGGTTTCGGCGGACATTCGGAAACCTGGTCTACTCTGGCGACTGTCTGGGCTAAAGTTGAGCATCTTTCCGGAAGAGAATTGCAGCTCGCGCAGCAAGTATCACCGGATATATTGTACGAAATCACTATCCGCTACCGGCCGGACGTGACCACTAACCACAGGATAAATTACAGTGGCCAGTACTTCAACATCCGGGACGTCAAAGATCTGGACAACATGCACAAGTGGCTCTTCCTGAAATGCGAGGTGCGGGAAAGTGAGCAATGACAATAAGAATTATAAGAGCAATGTGAAGAATGTCAAGTATGCGCTTACCGCATGTGAAATGGCGGCATTTAAAGAAATCGGAAAATATCTGAGGACGGAAATCAGGAAGAATGTCCCAAAAAGCGTTGAGACGAGGACTTATAAAACAAAGGCCGGCACACTAGTAAAGATAAGACCGGGACGGCTAAGACGAAGCATCGGTTTCGGCATAATGAGAAAATTCAAGTATTTGCAAATTGGCAGCAAAGCCTTTTATTCGAAAATGATCGAACTCGGGACGCAGAATATTTCGCCTGATAGTTTCCTTGAAAAAACGGTAAAAGAAAACATAGACCGTATTAGGCTTATTGCCGGAAAGCATATCAAGGAAATCGAGAAGGAAAACATTGACATAGGACTTCTGGGCGGCGACCTGATTGAAAGCGATACCATACAGGAGATGAAGGAATGAACACAATTGAGCTTAAAAAAATGATTGACACATTCCTGAAAACAAAGGCATCCAGGGTTTATCCTTTGGATGCTGTACCCAGCAATGCCAAGATTCCCTATACCACATTCCACTTGACAAGCAGCTTCACCGACGAGAACCAGAAGCTCGAAGTATTCACTTTATTAATCGACAACTGGGACAACAATCCGGACACCACAGCGCTGGAAACGGTTACGGGAAACATTGACGGCAACGGTGACAAAGTGGCTGCAACCGGGTTGCATAATAAAAAGTATTTTGTAAGCGGCACACTGCAGACATGTTTTTACAGAGAGGCCAGGCTGGAATTAGAAGACGAAGATCCGGCGATCAGACGCCGGCAGTTAAGGTACGAGGTACAGGCTTATTTAAGTTGAGGAGGATGGACTAGATGAAAAAAGTAGCACTGGTAGGATACGCGCCGAGCTGGAAGGACGCGCCATACAACGACCCGGATATTGAAATCTGGATAATGAACGACATGTACGACTTTGCCCCCAGGTGGGATCGGCTCTTTGATATCCACATGATTGACGAAATCAAAACCCGCAAGAGCAGAGGAGAAGGGAAACAATTACATTACGAAATGCTGAAAACGCTTGGAAAACCTGTCTACATGCAGGAACATTTTGACGAAATACCGGCCAGCGTTAAGTATCCGCTTGATTCCATTGTGGAAAAGTACTGGACGCCTGCCATGGGCGATAAGATTTTCCTGACCTGCAGCGTTGCCCACATGATGGCGCTGGCAATATACGAAGGCTATGAAGAAATCCAGCTTTACGGCATACACGAAGCCGTTGACGATGAGTACTCCTGTGAAATGCCTTCTGTGCTGTACTGGCTTGGTGTGGCTTATGGAAAAGGGATAACGGTAAAAATATCTCCAGAAAGTCCGCTCATGAAGGGATATTTTGTCTACGGCTATGAAGATGCAAAGGATGCATTATTCCAAAAGCAGATGCAATTCGACATAGACCGGATGAAAAAAATCCAAGACGAAGCATTGAAGAAGCAGCAGTTTTATCACGACGAGGAATGTAAATGCATCGGCGCCATGGCGATGCTTGAACATATAAAAAAAATAACATCAGAAATATGAAGGGAGATGATTTAAATGTCAGTACCTAACGATATCATCCTGGGTGATGGCGTATTTGCAATAGGCCAGACAACGTCTGCAATGGTGAATGTAGCTCTTACAAGGGGCGGCGGCGTGTTCAGCATTGAAAGGGAATACCGCAATATCGAAGCAGACGGGGACTATGGTCCGGTAAAACAGCGGCAAAGGGTCACAAGATCAATTGCAAAATTGAACATGAAGACGCTTGAACTGGTGCCTTACAGGATGGATGAATATTATCCGTCAATTTCCGCCAGCGCGACAACGGATTTGACCGCCGGAGGGACATGCACGGTGACAGGCAATCCTCTGTCCAGCAATATCACATCGGCAGATTATTCGTTTGTGAGCTGGACCGGCTACACGAAGGGCGGGACCAGAGCATATATCGAGCTGCAGAATGCAATCAATCTTGAGAACATAAGCTGGCCGCTTGTGGACAAGGATGAAGTTGTCGCTGATCTTACTTTTACGGCCACATACCAGTCCTCACAGCGGACTGCCGAACCATGGAAGGTTATTTTTACGTCTACATCATCCTGATGCGCAGGTTTTCCTCCTGCAGGGGAGGACCAGCCAACCTCCCCTGTTTTTCTTGGGGCTGATTATTTTTTGGAGGGATATATATGGAAATAAATCTTAGAAAGTTTGAATTTGGAGATTTGCCGAAGCTCTCAAAAATACTGAAAAAGATGGAAATCAAAGACGACCTAAAAAAACTGTTTTCCATGCAGAGCGTCAGCACAAAAGATTCGGAAAAAGAAAAGGAACGGAAGGAAAAACTTGCCGAGGAAATGGGCGCTGAATTCGGCGCCACCGCTGTTGTAAATTTGTACATGGCCGAAGCGGAAATCTTCGAACTCATAGCCGGCCTTACCGGACTGAAAGTTGAAGAAGTAAAGAAAATGGAGCTTGACGATATTGTCAAGCTATTTAAGGAATTCGGGAAAAGCGCAGGCAGCCTGGTAAGTTTTTTCAAGTCAGCGGTGAAATAGACGAAATCGAACTGTACGATTTGCTATTGAGCCGATACCACAACATTGATTTTGTCATGCATATGGATTTGATAGACGGATTGGAGTTATACAATAAGGCCAGGGAGAAGCGGCGGGAGGACAGATTGTATCAGGCATGGGTTTCATTATATCCACATTTTGCCAAAGACAATTTTATATCATGGGAGGATTACAGGGACAGGCATAATACGGTGCAAATTCCAGTGGTCAAGAAATCCGCCGAAGAACTTCTTGCAGAAGCGGCTGACATAAAAAGGCAGATAGAAGGGAGGTAAGGTTTATGGGATATATTAGAATGTGTACTTGCTGTAAAAAGGAATTACCTGAAACCATTGAGTATTTCCATAGACGCGGCCCCGATAAGTTTGCGAGCAAATGCAAGATATGCCGTAATGCTCAGGGTAAAGAATTTAGAGAAAAGTCTGATTATGGCAGGGAATATTATCAGAAAAATAGAGAAATTTTGCTTGAAGACATGCGGCAGAAATACAAAACAAAGCATCCTATGCCGGAATTGCCTGAAGGCTTTAAAAGATGCTGCAAATGCAATGAAATAAAACCCGCTACCGAAGAATATTTCAATAGGCTGAAAAAGGCCAAAGATGGATTTAGATTTGAATGCAAGGAATGCAAGAAAAAGGAATATGAATCATATAAAAATATAGCTCTTGAAAATAACAAGAGACGTTATACATTAAAAAAGGACGCCATTCTTTTAAATTGTAAGAAATATAGAGAAAGCCATAAAGAACAGATTAGAAATTTTTTAAAAGAATATTACAAAGATAATATGAAAAAAATTAAAGAAAGCGCAAAAAGAAGTATGTACCGACGCATTGAAGAGGATTCAGGTTATAAAATACTGGTAAGATATAGAACGAGATTATACAAAGCATTAAAAGGGATTTCTAAATCGAAATGTACAAAAGATTTAATTGGGTGCTCAATAGAAGAATTAAAGGTATATTTAGAAAATCAATTTAAAAACGGCATGTCTTGGGATAATTATGGAGAATGGCACGTAGATCATATAAAACCTTGCATTACGTTTGATTTTACAAAAGAAGAGGAACAGAAAAAGTGTTTTAATTATACAAATTTGCAACCATTATGGGCATGTGACAATTTAAAGAAATCAGCGAGATTTAATGAGGCAACCGGATAAGATTATTGAAAGGGGGCGATTCCAATCGAGATATTTCGCCTGTTCGGCTCCATCTTCCTGAAAGATGAGGATGTTAATAAAAAACTTGACGGCTACGATAAAAAAGCCTCCGGGGTTGGTAAAAAAATCGGTGGTATGGAATTATCGTTCGGTTCAGCCGGCAAGGCATTAGCTAACTTCGGCAAACTGCTTGGCGGCCTTGGTGTAGGCTTAAGCCTTGGTAAAATAATAACCGATACAGCTAAATACGCTGATGAAGTAGGTCTGATGTCGGAAAAAACCGGCATGTCAGCTAAAACCGTGCAAGAACTGAGATATGCCTTTAATCAGCTTGATATGGATGTTGGTGTAATACAAAGCAGTATGACCATGTTTACAAACAAACTTAAAACCGCAGGGAAAGACGGTAATGAAACAGCTATTGCATTGCAGAAGTTAGGAATATCAACCAAAGACCTTGAGGGTAATACTCGACCTATCCCAGAAATGTATGACGAAGTAATCTCAAAACTTTCAGGTGTGGCAAACGAATCAGATAGAAACATTCTTGCATCTACTCTTTTTGGAAAATCATTCAGTGAAATGTTACCCTTGCTTGAAGCAGGCTCTGAGGAATTGGCGCGTTTAAGAAAAGAGGCAAATGATTTGGGAATCGTCATGTCAGATGAAGATATTACAGCAGCTCGTAAGTTTGGCGATATGATGGATTCTTTAAAATTACAATTTCAAGCGATAGGCTATCAGATTGGGCAAGTTTTTATGCCAATAATTCAAGACGGGTTGGTTCCATTGTTTAAAGATGTTATTGCTCCGGTAGTTAAATCAATTGTAATTCCTGTCTTTCAGGCTTTTACGAATGCAATCAGAAATATAAAGGATAATATACAGGCTTTTATGCCGATTATCGTTGCGGCTGGCGCTGCTATGGCAACATATATCCTTATAACAAAAGGCGCTTTAGTTATAGAAGCGCTTTCAAAAGCCTGGAAGGTAGCCTCTGCAGCATTGGCGCTATTTCGCGCAGGTGCAAAGCTTACAACGGTAGCACAAATGGCGTTAAATACATCATGGCTGACCAGTCCAATTACATGGATAGTTGTAGGCGTTGCTGCTCTGGCAGCAGCTGCTTATCTGCTTATAAAAAATTGGAAAACTGCAGCGCCGTTCTTCACCAGTCTATGGGTTGTTATAAAAAATGCTTTTATCACAGGCGGCAATGCAATCATGGTTGCTATCCGGTGGGTACAATTAGGCCTTGCAAAGTTCCTTGATTTTGCGGTTGGAAATGTGCTTACCGCATACAGCAATATTGCAGGCCTTTTATCCAATATACCGGGTGTCGGCGACTTTTTTAAAGGCGTCCAAAAAGGCATTGACGGTGCAAGATCCATGTTGAAAGGCTTTGTAAAGTCTTCTGAAGAAGATTTGAATCAAGCAAATCAAAACATAAAAACCGCCGCGGGCGAAACCTCACAGGCGTGGAAAACTATGACATCCGCAGCCTCCGAACTCGGCAAAGGCATCGGCAATACAATCGGCGACGCGGTCAAGGGAGTAAAAAACATATTCAAAAGCGGTTCAGCAGAGATTGTAGAAACCACTGAAAAAACTGGGGATGATGTTGTAACCACCGTTGAAGAAGACGCCAATGCCGCGGCTGATGCCGCAAAAGAAGCTCTCGACAAACAAATCAAAGACCTGGATTCCTTCGGTTCCGCCATAGCCAAAGCTCTCCGCAAGCGGTATGATTCCCAGGAAAAAATCGAGACAAGGGCCATAGACGACAGCCTCGACAGGGAAAAAGCGGCGCATGATACAAAGCTCAAGCTTTACGATGCGGAATACAAAGCAAAGCTCAGGGCATTGAACGCCGGGGAGGAATCCGCGCTTAACAACCTGCAAGCCGAAATAGACGCGATCAACAATTTGACCGACGCCGAAAGCAAGGCCATGGAAGAGCAGGAATACCAGAAGAAAATAGCTGACTTGCGGGAAAAAATTCTATTGGCCGAAACCAATGAGGACAAAATAAGCCTGCAGGAAGAGCTCGACCAGGCAATTGCAGACCGCGAAAGAAATGCACTTTTAGACAGCAGGCAGCATCAGATAGAACAGCTTGAGCAGGAAATGGAAGCCATACGTGAACGGGCGGAGAACGATGAGGAAGCGCTGCAGGAAGAGTACGACCGGAAAAAGGAAGCCGCCGACAACGAATATGATTTGCTGATTGAAGGCCTGAACAACGAAAAGGATGCCTTAAAAGAGCATTACCAGGCGCTGGCGGATGAGGAAGCACTGCAGGCGGAAGCACGGAAACTTGTATTAGGAAAAGACCAGGAAGCTATAATTGCGCTCCTGAACACATTTAATCCGGGCTGGCAGGACGCCGGGCAGAGCTTCGGGGAAAGCCTTCTGAACGGCCTAAACAGCATGAAGGGCGGCGTTGCTGCTGCAGTAGGGGAACTGCTGTCACTGGTTCCCGGTTCAGGCAGTTCTAGTGGCGAGGGGGCCACAGTTAGTTCTGATTCTTCATTAGGTTCTAAAATAGCCGACATAATGCAGCTCAACAGCGCGGCATGGAAAACTGCTTCCGCATCAGAAAAAGAGCGGCTTGCAACTCAAAACTTAAAATATGGCGCATCAATGGGCTGGACAAGAGACGAAAACGGCGTATGGCATACAGAAACTGGAGCCAGGGCATATGCCGAAGGTACGGAGTCAGCCTCGCCCGGATTGGCCCTTGTCGGCGAGCGCGGCCCGGAGCTTGTGGAATTCCGTGGCGGCGAAAGAGTTACCCCAAACAATAAACTGGGAGGTATCACATTGAACGTTTACGCCGACGACCCTTCCGACATGAGGCAGGCTAAAAAATACGGCGAAGTTATTATAAACGGTCTTCGCACACTGGGGGTGAATCCGGCATGAGAAGCTTTGAAATTAATGGCATTTCCGTCCTGATAGCCTATGGCTGGAACATATCCGACGTCATAAATTCCCGCTCTGTTTTCGACGGCACTATTGTGGACAAATTAAGCTTATCCGCCGTGGTAACAGGGCAGGAAATCATAGTCTATACAGAAGAGCAGCTTGGCAATAGCCGGGATATCGGCGACGGGACATTCAGCAGGACATCAAATGCTACAAAGCAAGACGGGACTAGTGTCACCGCTAATGTGACAAGGTACGAAACCGGGCAATATAGTCAG